GACCCTTTGGCTTATACAGCCACGACCGCTTGCTCGGGGCTTGTCTTGAGCTGTTCTAACTCCCTAACGATTCTAAAGTCGTTAAGTTTAGACAGAGGCTGTTTTCCATATGGGAATGAAGATTGTTTTAGGTCGCTTAAAATCTTCACTAATCCACCTCCTCGTCGAACCACTTCAGAGGCACTCAGATTCCGTGAATATGAATCGTTGTCATATAGATACCGTGCTAAGACTTGGAAATGTACATGCTCATTTGCGGCTTCGGCTTGTTGCCACCACCTGATGGTGTCGTCGTAGCCACTCCAACTACGATTCAATCTCTCATAAGAGAGCATCCCATTTAGGACTCGCATAATGGGCCTAACACCAACAGAAACTCCGCTCCTACGAAAGTCTGTGGAGTGCAAATTTTGCAGGAAATGCACTAGTGTTTGACTAATAGCACCTTTATCATCACTAACCTTAACCCCAAATTCATCGCAAAGATCAATAATATCACCATTGTCCCAAGGACGGGTGAAACTCCACACTCCATCATCACCCTGCACTGTGATTCCCTTAACTGTGTTCCTTGTCATGTACGCACAATAATGAGCCAACATGATCTGGACTAACCCATCCACAAAGTTGGTTAAACCACTTCCTGAAGGCACAGACCCATTCCGTCCAGTTAGAATTCCGTCCGGAGTGAGTAGGGGAATATGAAGAAACTGATCCCTGACAAATCTAATGTGATTACGGGCCGAAGGTTCAAAACAATCTTCAATAACCTTAAAAGCAGCTTCAATTAGGACAGCGGGCACACTAGCGTCATACCCACTAAAATCCACTGATAATAAAGGATATCTAGCTGTATCTAAGAGATCTGTAACCACCTCATTCACCCGCGAAACTCCGACCCAGGCACTAAACGCCGGATGCCATTTAACTGCATCAAGGAGGGCCTTTTGAATCATGAGTTCTAGGACTGTAAGCCAATGAGGATAACCCCAAACAGTTCGTTGTTTAGGATTTTGTCCAATGCCTTTCGGCTGACCACGCCAATACAGCAAGCAGATAGGTTCCGGATAAACCTTAAATCCACTCTCAATCGTTTTGCGCGCATACTTCAGTACTCCTGGCAAATTCCGCCTATCAGCGGTGAAGAAGGGAGCACCTAAATTTGTTCCTTTCGGCATGTTTTCGAATGCGTTCGTCACACTCAACAATTTTAAATTCCTAGGCATCATCGCACTTAACTGGTTTCGGGCAAAGGTAAGTCCCTCGTCGCTATAGCTGAGCTTCCTATTCTCAAAGTAAGACTCAACCTGAGGGAGACGTTCTCTATAAGGCAACATAATAGAGTAACTCCCGATCTTCTCCGCCTGATCAATTTCAGCCTGGTTCAACCAGTTAAACCCAGTATCATTTACCTTCGGAAGGATCTCATCACGAATCTCTCTACGTCTGTCATCGTAATTGAGAGAATCACGCCCAATAAGGGGAGTGACGTAGTCCTTATCGCTTCCGTACCGGGTACGATCTAAGCTACCCATTACCCTACTTCTGGCATCGGGCTCTAAGCCATCGAGATAGGATGAACTATTAAGTAGCTTCACAAATCACCTCATTTTCCGACTACTGTTGTTCGAGATCTTAGGATCTTGGTTAATACTGTATCTACACTATGATCTGCTGTTATGACATGATCCCAATTAGTCATACTATACCAAGTAGAGATATCAGCACTAGTCTGATTCTTATACTCGGGATGTAATGCATCTCTAATTGAACGTCGCATGTCATACATATTCTGGGGAAGATACAAAAGTATCTTTAAACCAGGATATGGTAACTTAGGATCAAGTCCAGCTGCAGCATAGACTGCGTTGATGTCACCAACGAGCCATAAGGATGCTACAATCCGATTAAGATTATTCCTGTTCCATCCTAAATCTTGGTT